CTCGATGAAAACCGAGACTACGTTTATCAACTATTTGCTTCTCTTTTTGAAGCTTACCGGTTGGTGGCGGCAGTGGTTAGTAATTGTGCCTACAAGGAGTTTTAACGCTATTAACTCCGGCTTGAATGATGTTGTTTTTTCAACATTTGCCGCTCAAAAGAGCCAGCCAAATGGGTTTATTATGTAGATCCAATAGCACGTGATGCCAAACACGTATGAAAAATGGTAGGAAAGGATTGGCGAGAGGTGAAACGGAATGTAGGATGGTCTTTGGGCAGGTAGAATTACGGAGAGTGGAATAACTTGAAAACCACGACCGAGCCCTTCTGAGATCACTGCAGGAAACGAAACCCAACGCTGGTTTACCGAGTACTGGGAATGGGGACTTCCTTAAAATAAACCCCATCATCGTAAGAAAAGCCATTACAATGAAACAAGGTACCAGTCCCTCAAGCTCTTCACAAGGGCATAGCGACACTGGTCTTCCGACGTTGACTCAAAAAGTGGTGGGATCTTTTACCGAGTTGTTTGATGCGGTTTACGCGACCAAATTGGACCTCTCAGTTGGGAACCCAACTTACGAACTTTCGGCGCTCAAGAAAGCCGTCACGGATCCTATCTGTTCTATAGGACCCAACTGTTCATCCCGCGAAGTTTCGCAAGCTGCTTCGCTTTTCCTTTTCAGGAAATGCTTGCCCACCCCAGAGGAGTCCCGTGGCCATTTTGGTCCTTACCTCGAAAAACTCGCCAAGACTAGTGACATTAGTCCTAGTTTTGCCAGGACATGTTCTGCGACGATTGACTCACTCTTCCCTATGGGTTGGGATGAGGGATATCGGGAGAATGTGTCCAAGACTGTGATCTCGGCCGGTGCTTGTACAGAGCGCAATCGGGAAAAAGGAGGCTCTAGGGCTTTCATTCGCCAAACGTACGGACTTGAGCAGTTCCAAAAGATCTGTTTGAGTGGACGGGGAATTCCGGTTCTATCCCCTATCCGGAAAGTCAAGGAATTGGATGAAGGTGGAGGTAAGCTGAGGAAAGTTACCATCGCTTCTGGAGATATGAGTTTTCTATCTCCTCTTCATACAACAATTTATGACATTCTTACAAAACGTGGCGGTGTGCTTCGTGGTGACGTTAATGAAACTACGGGGTCCGGACTGAGGCGAGATCGTGTCGAAAAAGAGCAGGTGTTCGTTTCTGGTGATTACGAAGCCGCGACTGACAATTT